TTAGTTTTCTTGTCGATCCATACGTTGCTGTTAAGATCCCATACGTATTCTGTTTTACCAAGTTTTACAACCGGTCGAGAAGTATCGATACGAACACGCTTCTTCTTTCCTTCAGAAGAATTTTCAACCTGAAGTCTATTCAGGAGTGAAAGCAAACCTTCAGGCGCTTTTGCTTTTGATTTCTGATCTACCCAACCTTCAGTAGTTTTAATGAAGGTTTGGCCGCCTATTGTAACTGGTTCAGCCATTATGCAGCCATCTTCGGTTTATGATATTGCATGTATTTTTCTATCGAGCCTTTTCCAGGGAAATTAGGATCAAAGTGTTCGCGCTTACTATCATTTGAAGAACTGGCTTTACCATTAAAAGCAGTCCCAGCAGATTCTTGTTGAGTCTTAGTTTGAGTTGTATCTGTAACGCCTAAGTCAACGGCGGTTTGTATTTGCGATGACATTTTACTTAATTGTGCAGCCACAGCTGATGCTTCTTGATTACGAGTTGCGGTACTAGCAACATTGCCTTTCATAGTATCATTAAAACCGTCTAGCTGAGATCCAGTCGTAGGTGTTTGTTTGCCAAAAGCCGCCTGAGCAATAGTACCAATAGCTTGCATTCCGCCTTTTGTCAAATCTCCAAGACTTGATAGCATAGAACCGCTTTCCCCTTGAGGATTGCTTGTTCCTGTATATCCTGGTGCAGCAGAACCTAACATTTTTTCATAATTAGCGTTTCTACCATAATGTCCTGTTGACCACATTCCGAGGCCGTCTCTGATGGTACGACCTTTATAATAACGAGAGGTTCTCCAGTTTTCCATCGCGGCGCGAATGCCATTTTCAGGAGTATCGTATACTGCGATTTTTACAGCGCTATCAGCATTCGCTCCTCTAAATGCGATCTGATGTTCTTGTACAGCAGCGTTACCAGTACCATAACGAATGCCACCCGGATTATTCATTACTCCGCTCGGATCTTCGATGCGACCTTGAGCTTCTACAAGTTGGCGTAACTCAGAATCTGTAAGTTGCTCAGGAGTCTTATTCAGAATAGCATCAATAGAACCTGCTGCTGCCGGTGGTAAAGCAGAAGAGTTCGAAGATGGTGATGCGCCAGGAGTTACTGGGCTTGAAGCTATCGGAGAAGCATTTGATGTTCCGCTACCAGCAGATGTATTCGCAGGTACGGCTGTTGCATTTGTTTTAATAGGAAAACGCTTGTTTAACCACGCTGGTCCTTGCGTTTGAAGCCAATTAGCAGCTGCTGGTCCAGAACCAAATCTTCCTTCAGTTGCTGCTAAATGAACTTGATTCCAATAGTAAAATCTTTCTTTTTCATCGTGGCCAGTGCCTTCAATTTCTTTTTTAGGCACATTGAAATAGTTTATTCTTCTTTCATTGATTTTAATTTTATACTTTACTCTTGAAAGAACTCCGCCGCCTTCATTCTTTATCTCTTGAACAAATAATCCATAGCTTTGCTCAAATTGTTCTATTTTGTTAATTGTTGATCCTGCAGTATACTTAAACAACTGATCAACACCGTATAAGATAGCACCTGTTGCCGCAGCTGCAGCACCGGCCGCACCAGCTGCAAGTCTTGCAGCAGGATTAGTAATCAAATTAGTTACAGCTTTCCCAGCTTGATTATATGCAGCCTGCGCGGCCGCTTTGACTCCTTTACCAGCTAGTGCTCGAGCTCTTTTTGAATATGAAAGGAGAGCAGTAGTGCCTCCTGCCGCAGCTGCTAATTCTGGGCTACCAGTTAAATCGTAAACAAGGCCAGTGATAAGTCCGATGAGTCCGCCTTTAGGTCCAGCAAGATAAAAGCCAATTGCAGCACCAAGAGAAGCTTCGTCACCAATAAATTCTTGTACTTTGTTGACAACATCAACTATAGGTTGAATATTATCTTGAAATTCTTTCCAATTTTGCTTAAGTCTATCTAACTCAGTTGTATCGAGTTGACCGAGACCGAGAAGGCCGAGTGAAGCCAAGGCTGCTCCGCCAAGAATAACCTTTGTAGCAGTTGCAACTTTATCTGCTCCGGCTTCTTTAATCGCTCCAAGTTTTTCGCCTAAAGATCTATAAGGACTCGCTGATTCTCCTCCGCCTTCAATAGCAGCTTCGCGCTGAGCTTGCGCTTGTTGAGCAGCTGCAATTCTTTCAAAATTAAGTTGATCTACAAGAGTTTTTTCAATCGAAGAAAGGTAATTCACCGCTACAACTAATAGTTTTTCAGTCGCCATCTTCGAATTGACAGCGGGCTTTGCAGATTTTTTAGGACCGACAGGTATTGTTCCGCCGCCTGTTACCTTCGCTTTGCCAGCTCCGCCTGCCATACCGACACTATTGATAATAGTGACTGGAGCAGGACTCAATGCACCTTGAAGTGCACCACCGACAGCCATGCCCACGCCTTTTACAGCTTCTCCGGCCGCCGTGACTGTTGCAGAAGCAAGACCGAAGACGCCTTCAATGGTCTCTCCTACGACTTCTACGCCGAGTTTCGCGGCAAGCCCTACAGGCGATTTTACACTGCCACGTTTTGGTGCCATTACTTTCTTCTACTCTCTATTTCTTGTTTCTGTTCTTCAAGATGAGCCATCAATAAATCAACATAAAGATCTCTTTCATATGGTATCAAACTTTCAATCTCAGTAATCGAATATTTGTGATGCTGAGCCAAAGCAAAGATCATACTATAATAGTTTTGTAGCGAGTTATGACTCAACGCCACATAAAAAAATCTTTGAGATTCTTTAACTCGATACTCCTATCATTACCAAGTTCATTCTTATATTCGATCTTATGATACAGCTTCGGCATCTTCTCAAAGAATTCACGAATCTTTTCGAAAGAATTGACCGGTAGTTGATCCAGAAATTCTTCAAGTTCTTTGTCACTGTATTCAGAAGCAGGATAGATTTCTTCTTCTGTCAAGATCGTATCGATACAGTTAATAATAAAGAAAGTCATGAGATCGACTTCATTGTCAAACTGCGTAATCTTATCGGTGATGCTCGCACTCGGATATTTCATGATCATCGAAACATTATCAGAGAGTTTAATAGTCGAATCGACGCCTTCTGGCATTTCGACTTCAACCGTATCAAGATTCAGTTCGAAGTCATAAACCTTGTCGTCTTCGTTATCACGATAAGATAGCTTGACAATGTTGTTGACTGACTTTGCGCGAAGCTTTAAGAACAAATATTCAAGATCAAAAGTTGTAAGCTTATCGGCATCAAAATCTTCGTCTTGCACGCACAGTCTTAAGATCTGTTTGATGGCTCTGATTACATCAGTATCTTCTCCACCTTGCTGAGAGATCAGTAAGATCTTTTCTTCTTTCACCAAGAACGGTCGAAAGAGGATCTTTTTGCCCGAAGAGGGCACAGTCACATCAAAGAGTGGTTGATCGATTTTTGGTAAAGGCATTATATATTCTCCTAGATTTAAAATTATGCATTTGTAAGTGGTTGTCCAAAGATATCACGTGACGTAGGAATTCCAACATCTGTTACGATGGCTTTTTGAAATGTGGCTGGTGGAAGCGGAGGAGGCGAACCTCTCGTTCTAGCTCCATCGCCGATTGTAATAGTTTCCTTAGTTAAATCTGTAAGCGAACCGACTGTGACTAGCGGATCCAAACCGCGAGTCGACGATAAGAAAGTTTTGAGTTCGGCATCGGTCATTTTCGGACCATTTACAAGAGCGTTTTGAAAATCGACAGAAGAACCAAACGCGCCGCCTTGTTTATCTTTTGCTGGGCTTTGTTTAATTCTAAAATCGGTAAAAGAAAAAGTGATGTTTAATTTCATCAACGTGTTTTCTTCGCTCCATGACATATTCATGCTTTGAATGCCAGTAGGAAACGCATCATATATATTGTATTCCATGACATTGTTTTGAGATCTGTCATATACGAATACGTTTATTGAGCTACATGCATAAGTATCTTTATATGCGATCTCATATGGTCGGCGGCCGCCGGCAAGAACATTATTTATATTCGCGCCACCAAAAGAGTCGCGATTAACAATCTTATTCAACCACTCTTCAAAAAATTGTACGACAAATGCATTTTTATCAACGATAAATTGCAGAGTAAAGTCTCCGACATTTACGCCGTATGCTACGTTTTCAACCGGACCGAATCCGTATCTTCGAATGTTTTGTTCTTGCAATAGATTAATCGAAGGAAGAACAACGTTATCACATCTCATCGTAAGAATCGAATCGAGATTTCCAGCATCTACTGGAAACTTTTGTATTGCCCATGGCATCGGAGAAAAAACTACTAAGAAGCTGTGTGTAGGTAGTACACTGTCGGCCCCAGAAACTTCAGCTCTAAATCTTCCAATATTAAAGCTTTGGCCTTGACGTCTATTATTAGAAAACGCTTCATTGCTGGTGCTGGCTTTCAATACACCAGTATTACTGCCTTTGGCATCTCTTTCGTATAATTCCAGATTAGTGTTGACACCTTCACCCTTTAAGCGATCTTCAATTACTGCCTTTGGCAAAGGAGTTAGTGGTCCTCCTCCGGCTGCAGCTCCTGCGCCTGCGGTTCCAGCAGGACTCTTATTTACTTCTTGGTCTGGAGATAAATTAGGTAAAACGTTAGTATTAGTGTTTATAGAACCAAGTTTACGTGTTTGAATAAAACCTCGAGCAGCTTCATCTGTAATTCGCTGCGGAGGATTTACGCCGTCATTAAGTTCAAAGAATCCGACAGTTTTTCCTCCGCCGGCACCACGAGTAGCGATATATCTTACCTGAGGATTTTCAGGACTGACAGGAGCCGTCTTGCTTTTACCAAAAATTGTGCCGCTTTGTATTTGCTGCGGAGCCTTTGTAGTAAAATCAAATTCTTCGTTACTTCCTGACATTACTTAGTAACTCCTAGCATTCTTTTCGTGTCCATCCAAACTTGGTTCTTTCTTGCTTTGACGAAACGTTCTGTTGGTAAAAAGAGCGCGATATCCCATTCTGATGGATAAACGTACATAAACTTTGATTGCACGTGAGAAGTCAAGTAATGTTTAATGCATGGAGCATACCATCTTAGCTTTGCTGCCTGTGTCATGAGATCATAAGTCAATTTAAGCTTTGTAGACTCGTCGTAACGAGTGTTGTTTGCAAAGTCATATAAACCGTCCATCAACTTCGCTCTGAGTTGCAACGGCAAGTAGTGTAAGTTGAGCCCCATAAATCCGCCTTTGACCTTCTTATATGGAAAGATCAGAGGAAATCTGTCGTAGTATGGTAACTCTTCTTTATGTTTCGGATCATAGTAGAACATGTACATTGATCCGAGCAGAGGCTGAGTAGTCATACGACTTACGTCGCCTTTCATCATCTCACGCT